TTGGTATTGGGAAATAAGCGTGATTTATCACTAAGTATAATTTTAAAAGGCTGATTTATGGTGCTCGATGCACCATTAAACCCTAACTACCATATATTAATACCATGTTATAAATAACTGATTATGAATAAAAAAGGAAAATCAACTCTCGAAAAACTTAATAATGTTTTGAGAGTTAGAAATTACTCAGAAAGGACAATAAAAATATATTGTCATTATGCTAAAATGTTCTTAAATCATTTTGATACTGATGTATATCATATTCCTGTTAAGGATGCTGAACACTTTTTATTAAATTACAATTACAGTTCTGTGTCTCAACAAAATCAGTTTATAAGTGCCGTTAAGCACCTTTATATAATAGTTGTAGGACGTAAACTAAAAACCTTAAACATAGTTAGACCTCGCAAAGAAAAGAAACTGCCTAAAGTTATTGATGCTGAATTATTAGCAAAGAAAATTAAGGAAATTCAAAATCCAAAACATAAAGCTATTTTAGCATTAGGTTTAAGTTGTGGACTTAGACTATCTGAAGTTATCAATCTTAAATGGGAACACTTGGATCGTAAAAGAAATATCTTAAATGTCATAAACGGTAAAGGCAAAAAAGACCGTTGCTGTGTTTTAAACAATGATATGATTCTATTGTTAGAACAATATTATAGGCCTTTTAAATCTAAAGAATACGTTTTTAACGGTCAAAGCAACCTTAAATATTCAGCATCTAGCATTCAGAAATTAGTAAAGAAGTATATTAACCCTAAAGCATCCTATCATTATTTACGTCACGCATACGCAACGTATGCTTTAGACAACGGAACAGAATTAGCCGCACTATCAACATCAATGGGTCATAATTCAACAAAGACCACCGAAATTTATTTCCATACATCTACACGTAGTCTTAAAACAATTAAACAAGCTATGTGAAAAAATAAGTATTTCACTCGAAAAATATCTTATAAATTACTATATTTACAATTCAAATCATTTCAAGTCCAGGCAACTTAGCAAGGCACAAATCATTTCTTAAATTATTTCCTTACCAATAAGGCTGTTTGCAATTATGCAGATTAAGGCTATATGCTTTTTTATATCGCAACGTAGAGCAGTTGGCAGCTCGTCTGGCTCATATCCAGAAGGTCGCAGGTTCGAGTCCTGTCGTTGCTACAACGCAACCCAGATAGATGAAAGCGAAAACATGAGTTTTAGGAACTAAGGCCAAAATGTGATTTAGACAAAAAGGAAAGACTTTTGACATACTGGAAAGATTAATAGAAATACGGACAGTACCGGAAGCGAGAGGCACAATCACTCAGACCTAAATACAACATTGTTTTCTGACCGAATTGAATAGTAATTCTGACTGCTAGGAAAGACTAGCTTTTTTAAAACTTTATATATGGCAGTTTACATAGATGATAGTAGAAACAAATATAGAGGAATGATTATGAGTCATATGATAGCTGATAGTAACTCTGAATTAATGCGTATGGCAGATGATTTAGGTTTACAACATAAGCATATTCAATATGAGGGAACTAAAAAAGAGCATTTTGATGTTTGTCAGCAATACAAGAAAATAGCAATACATAAAGGTGCGATTGAAATTTCTAAAAGAGAATTAGTTTATATGATTCAAAAAAGAGAATATCAATTATATGACTATTGATATAAAATGCTCTCAAAAGCAGGAAAAAAGCATATAACCGATAGGATTGAGCACTACGAGAAACAAAGAAACATAAAACAACGCTCAATAAGCATCGAGGAAATCGATAGAAGAATAGCACGCTTAAAAATATGGTTAGAGAAGAAATATTAACTATTCAACAGCTCAGGGAATCAATATTTGAAAATAGAGCAAACCAAATAATATTGAGAGGTATATATGAATACATAAAAAGAAATGAGAATGAATATAAGGTTGAAGAAGTCTTTGAGGTATGCTGCACATTAGTAGGTGCAACACGTATTTATCATAAAAATAAAAACTCTCTAAAAGACCTATGAACACAGATAAACGATTTCAAAACTCTATTTCATTCAACAACTGCGGTTGCATACCAGAAGCCATAGCAAAGAGCGGATTGACCTTAGAACAGATCCTAAAGGACATCAAAGAGGAAAAGAAAATTGAAACCAATGTAATGCGACTTTATAAAGAAGGTTTGTCAAATCACATAATTTCAAAAACACTAAACATAAAACCTTACAAAGTAAAGCACATCATAAAGTTCGATAGTCTCGGACTTAGTTATAGGAAGGTTGGGAAGAGATGAGATACAAATTCCAATACAAAGACAATAAAATAACATTCTATTGTGGTGGAATGAAAAAAGAAATCGAAGTACCAAAGAGTAAAGTAGATATAAACCATTCAAAAGGAAACATAACATTGACCTCTAACGATTCTGAAGGTTACGCTTACGAGCCTGTATTTGTTAATGGTAGTAAATTAGATTTTTAGAAACAAGTATATGCCTTTAACCCCAAAACAAGAAGCATTCGCACAACACTATGTAAAGGATTAAATAATGAACGATTCTACATTTAAAAAATACTGCTTAGTAATAGACGAATGGTTTATTAATGGATGGAATGGCGTACAAGCTTATTTAAAATTTTACCCTAAAAGCAAATACGAAAGCGCTGATTCTTCTTTTAGACAAATCCTCGAAAATAGTCGAATTAAGGAATATGTTAAAGAAAAAAAGAATCAAGCTCTAATAACGCTTAAAACATCACACGAAGCATTATTAAATGAGTTAGAAAATTGGGCATATTCTGATATTACAGAAACTATATCGTTATCACCTGAAGAAGTTAAAGAACTTCCAAGTTATATCAAGAGATTAATAACGAAGTTTAAACATACCAAGCGTGATATTAAAAATAATGAAGGTAAGGTAGTTGAAACTATTGAAATGATAGAACTTCATTTTGTGTCAAAAGAGCGTGCTATGGAAATGATACATAAACATACAGGCTTCTACGAAAAGGACAACCGTCAAAAGACCATACCACCACGTCAGATTGTAGACATGAGCAACTACAAAAAAGAAAGCTAATGCCTTTAGCCTATACCACAACATATCATAAGATAAAGGAAATGACTAAACCAATTAAGTTGGTTCAGGGAGGTCAAAGCGGGGGAAAAAATATGGCAATGGCCATTCTATTGTTAGAACGTGCCGAAGATGAGGACATCTACAGAAACACCATCACTATAATGACCGATACCTACGACAACCTAAAGGACGGTGCAATAAGTGATTTTGAGATAGTCTTTCAAGAATGGGGATTAAACTTTTACGATTATTACAATAAGCAAAATAAGATTTGCACCTGGTTTGGCAAAAAAATACAGTTTAGGTACTTAGACGACAATAAACCAAACAAAGGTAAAGGCCCTAGGCGTGGAATACTTTACATTAACGAGGGCAACCGTACAGGCTGGGAAGCTGTAAAGCACTACATAGCACGTAGTAAAGAAGTGTATGTAGACTTTAACCCAGACTTTGAGTTTTGGGCCCATACGGAACTAGAAAAACGTGAGGACTGCGAAAAGATAATCGTTACGTACAAAGATAACGAGATGTGCCCAGAAAATGAGGTTAGATACATTGAGAGCAAACGAGATGACGAGGAATGGTTTAGGGTTTATGGTAAGGGTGAAACAGGTACATACTCAGAACGTCGTATGTATAAGTACAAAGAAGCTACTACTCTACCAACTACTGCGGTAAGATTGCCTAACGGAATGGATTTTGGTATTTCGCCAGATCCGACTTGTGAAGTAGAGCTGTATTTGGATGGTGCTGACTTATATCTTAAAGAAGTGTTTTGCGAAAACAACCTATTACCAGAAAAGATAAAAGGTGCTGAACGTGATAGCATCGTAGATTTTAAAGATAGGATTGTACTTAAAAAAGTAAAAGCGATGTTCAGTACTCAAGACTTTACAAAAGATGATGAGTTCTATCTAGGTTACGATAAGGAAAAGTACAAAACCGTTCAAGAAACAGACGTTGACAGGCAAATTAAAGCCCAAATACAAAAGTTAAAGAAGTGGTTAACCGTTGGTGACATTTCAGGTAAAACAGAGCTTAAGGATTTAGCAAAGCACGGTTACAACGTAAGAGGTGTAAAAAAACCTAAAGGCTCACAGATGACAGGTGTAAAGCGTATGCAAGGGTATAACATATTTGTATTGACAGACAGCCCAAATATAATTTCTGGGCTCAATAGCTGGATGCGAAAAATAGACCATAACGGAAAGATAACACCAGAACCCGACGGACACGAACCAGACACGCTCGCTGCTGCTAGATATGTAATGCTGGCTAAGGCGATGTGGTAAATATAAAGTTATGTTTAGAATAGTAAAACTAGATAAAGGATGGATAGTAGAAAAGCAAGTATTTAAATATTGCTTTTTAGGACTTCATTTTTATAAGGTTTGGCGACCATTTGTTAAATCAACTGGTTTAGATAGTGCGTGGTATCATCAAAATCAAGACTATGCTTTAATGAATTTGCAAGATGAAATAAAGAAACAACTAATTACTATACAATGACAGTAATCAATACAAGAAATATTATCCATATAAAAAAGTATGTAGATAGCGTAGTTTGGAAAATATGGTATCAAGAAGAAAACAACAGTTTTTTCAATAAGAAAAAAGAAGGTTTTATAAGGAATGACATTTTTTATACAACGTTTTTCACAAGAGAAGAACTTTTATCTAGGTATAAAAATTACATGATAATAGACAATATTGTTAAGTATAAACCTCATTTAACAATAACATGTGTAAACAATGAAAGTTTTGATAAATACTTCAACACAGAAGATGAGTTAAATGAAGCTTATGAAGAAATTTTAAAAAACTGGAAAGATAACACATTGATTAATATTTAGAGAATGATACAACTAGTTTGGCTATACGATATAAAGAACTACGGAAGAAGAGAAAGAAACTATCCTAAGTGGTTTGGATTGGTGAAAGGCGAAAGAATACTAATCAAATTTGAATTAAAACTTATGAGAAAAGCACTTAGAATTTTAGGTATAATATTCATTATATCATCATTGGTATTAACATATATATTTTATGGTTGGAAATTATACTTAATAGTTTCATTAGCAATATTCGGTAATAGCCTAGAAAAGACATTTAGAGAATGAAAACAGCCTACATAGCCCATCCAATAAGTAGTGACGTAAAAGGAAACCTAGAAAAGGTTGCACAAATAGCACGAGAGATAAACCTAAACGAGCCAGACGTAATACCATTTGCGCCTTATTTCCTCGATTGTCATGCGCTAAATGACGACAACCCAGAGGAACGCAAAAGAGGTATCAAAAACGACAATTACTTCTTAGAAAATGGTTTTGTTGACGAATTACGTTTGTATGGTGACAAGATTTCAAAAGGTATGCAAGAAGAAATAAATATTGCACTAAGAGAAAATATAGCAATAGTTCCAATGAACGAAAAACTATATGAAGATTTTCACTATAAAAAACACTATTAATGCAAGGAAAATATCTAATAACAACCGATAATTGGTTTATAGCACCAGATGGCGAACAATACAAAGCGGTTTGGGGAAATGTTGAAATACTAGAAGATAACCTACTAGGTGTAAAAACAAATAGAAACTCAGTTAATTGGTACGCAAAGATAGGTAGTGATGAAAAGCACATAATTGTTGCAGGATGCCAAGTTAACTATGCGTGCAGATCAGAACAAAAACCTAAGTTAGATGGCTCATTAGATTGGCATATAGACGCTAACGGTTATAACGAAAAAAGAACACCTAATAAAATTTACATAGCTGAGTAATGCACAAACCCACCGAAATAAGATGCCCTAATTGTGATGCCAAGATAGCAGAAGCTCTTGGGCCAACTCATATACAGACATTTTGTAAAAGGTGTAAAACAGACTTTGAATTTACTAACCTTAAAAAAGATAAGATACTTGTGGAATCTAAGATTGAGAAGTAATGAACTGTGGAATAGATAACATAAAAGGTACTGGATTAGGTAAGTGTGCGCCAAATATAGGCTTACATCAACTTTTAGAAAAAAGAGTGACAGATATATGGAAAAGTCAAACAGAGTTCTTAAAGCGTACAGACTTAAACCATAAAATAAGAACAATAGCACAAAGGATAAAAGACCAATCGTTAAGACAGATTTATTAGTCTCCAACTCGAAAGAAACCGCAAATATTTACATATTAATGAGATCCGTATTGATATTAAAAAAAGACAATAATCTAGAAGCCTTTACAACGCTAACAAAACTATGTCGCTCTAATCCTACCCTATTCAATTACGGTTATCTCAAAGGCAAAAAAGACTTTCCTTACACCTACAAAGGACACGAAATATTTAAAATGGAATTGAAATAAACTAAAAAAACCCTCAACAACTAGCTGAGGGTTTTCGCAGTTAATAAACTAAATCTCTAATCAATGTATGAAATAAATCTACAAGCCCAAATATAATTAATTTGGCATCTATATACAATTTACCACAAACAATCTAAGTAATTTTATGTTAGCGAGATTTCGCTTTTTGAGAAGTACGCAATTCATTTAACCGTCTTTCCCTTGCCACTAATTCAGCAATTCGAGATTGAGCATCTTGCCGACCATCCAAGGTCTAATTAAACTATTGCAATCAATGAACGTGACGACATTATCTACAATTCTACTAACATTGTAGTGTTATTCGTCCTTTTTATCTTTTTTATCCTCTTTAGGTTGAGGAACTGACACTTTTAGAACATCATCCAAAGTGCCTTTAATTTTTAAACTACCGTTTTTGTTGGTAGGTTTTTTGTCTTTATTCATTCTCGAAATGCGCTTTATTAATAATTTTCTTAGCTACAGATTCGCCATTATCACCACTATAAACCTGAACTCTTATTAATTGATTATTAAACTTAGCTTCAATATCCCCTATATGGTCTTTGCTAATAGGTGAATAATGTACCGATTCTATACTGCCAAACATTTGCATAGAAGCCAATTCAACTAAAATTTTAGATAAACCTAT